TAGAGAAATGATTAGACCTATGACAGAAGATGAACGCAAGGCAGCACATGAGCGTGACAAAAACAATAACTGGCGTAAGTGTGTCAGTTGTGGTAATGCAAGTAAGTCTACCTTGCTGGGGGTGGCTCCGTGGTGTTCATTTTGTTTGGAGGAAGAATAATGTTTACAGTAGAGTTTGAATCCGATGCAGCAGTGATCACTACGCTAGATCAGAACGACAACTTTGAAGATGTAGAGATGGTGATTGCCGACAATGGTATTGTATACATGAGACAGTACGATGAGAAGATGGATGACTATCAGATGTTATTCATGAGCTATCAACAGTTCACTGACATCGTTGCTTCTCATAGAAGACCAGAAGGTATGTACAAGATAGCTAAGGAGAAAGACCAATGATGGAGCTAGCACTAATAAGAACCCTTATGGACAAGGAGTTCTACGATAACAACAAGGGTATCCGATGCCCTGATGAGTTGTTCAGTAAGGATGTGCGTAAGATCAAGCAGACACTAGACTACGCTATGACTACGTATGAACGCAGCCTGACTACCTCTGAGCTTGAGGCTTTGTTCTTTGCTAACAACAGCACTATGACTACAGCAAACAAGCAAGTGTACAACGATCTGTTCAAGCGTGTATCCCGTGAAGAAACCATGAACAAAGAGATAGCTAGTGAGGTACTGTCTAAACTATTCCAACAGGTACTAGGTAACAAGCTGGCTAACATAGGGTTCGACTATGTTAATGGGTCACTGGATAGCCTTGAGCCTGTACGTAATCTATTGCAGACATATCAGGATGACTTCACACCTAACCTCAAGTTAGAGTTTGGTAACATTGAGATTGATCACCTACTCAAGGCCAATGACATTCAATCCCAATGGAAGTTCAACATCCCTAGCTTAGGTAGGAACGTTGAGGGTATCAGTGGTGGTCACCTGATCATCGTAGGGGCACGGCCCAACACAGGCAAGACATCCTTCCATGCGTCACTGATAGGTGCGCCGGGTGGCTTTGCTTCTCAGGGTGCTAAGTGCTTGGTGCTATGTAATGAGGAGGCATATGAACGGGTGGGCGCACGTTACCTAAGTGCAGCTACATCTCTGTCTATGGAGGAGGTCAAGGGTAACTACGCCTTAGCTGCGTCACGCTATGAGCCAGTGCGTAAGCAGATAGAACTGTATGATAGTACAGGTAAGGACATGGGATGGGTTGAGGCTATCATCAAGGCCTACAAGCCTGACATTGTAGTGTTGGATATGGGTGATAAGTTTGCCGTTAAGAACAGCGACAAGTCAGATGTCTATCTTAAGAACGCTGCTATCCATGCACGTAACATAGCTAAGCAGTACGACTGTGCTATCATATGGATGTCACAACTATCAGCTGACGCTGAAGGTAAGATCAATGTAGATCAGTCTATGCTAGAGGGTAGTAAGACAGGCAAGGCAGCTGAAGCAGACCTGATGGTATTGATTTCAAAGAATCCTGTACTTGATGTATCAGATGATGATGCAGATGATTCACAAAGGTACTTGATCATTGCAAAGAATAAGCTTAAGGGTGGGTGGCACGGTAAGATAACGTGCGAGTTAGACGGGGCTAGGGCACAGTACCTAGCATAGAGAGGGGTGACAATGGAATTAGTTCTTGATGTAGAAAATACTGTGACACATAGGGGTGGTAAGATGCACCTTGATCCTTTTGAGGAAACCAATAAGCTTGTACAAATAGGTGTGCAGGAAGTTGTGTCAGGTACTCAGGACATCTATAACTTTGATCACAATGAAGCGAAGGACTATGATGGGTCACAGGCCAAGCAACTACAAACTAAGCTGGATGCGACTACTCTATTGATACTACACAATGCACAGCATGACATGCCGTGGCTGTGGGAGAGTGGCTTCAAGTATAGTGGTGCTATATACGACACTATGTTAGCTGAATACGTCTTGATGAGGGGTGCCCACATGGAGACAACACCTACGGGTAAGCTAAAGAAGAAGTCCATTAGCCTAGAGAACTGTGCGCTGCGCCGTAAGCTAGACTTTCAGAAGGACGGTACACTCAAGGCCTACTTCAAGCAGGGGGTCAACACTAGTGAGATACCTTTGGTTGAGCTTACCTTCTACTTACAGTGTGACCTATCCACCACACGTGCATTGTACGTAGCATTACAGGAAGACTACGCTAAGCCTGAGTCAGAATCTCTTATCAACATCCGTGACATCACGTTCAAGGTATGCCTTAGCTTATGTCGTATGTATTCATCAGGCCTCAAGGTAGACTTGAATGCTTTGGAATCTGTGCGTACTGAGTTTGAGACAGAGAAGGCTGAGCTAGGGGGACGCCTACAGACTAAGGTACGCAAGCTGATGGGTGATACTCCTATCAACCTTAACAGCCCTGAGCAAATGTCACAGGTTGTGTTCTCACGCAGTATGATTAACAAGAAAGAATGGGCTGGCCTGTTTGACTTCACTAAGACAGACAAAGAGTACAGAGATGCAGTGTTTGCTAACAGTACACAGGTACGTAAGACTACTGCGTTTACCTGCCCTACCTGTGAGGGACAATGCAAAACCTATAAAGTAAGGAAGGATGGCACAAAGTATGCCAGACCTAACAAGTGTAAGGATTGTGATGCTAGGGGCTACCAGCTAAGGAAGTCCAATGAGTTGGCGGGGCTTGGCTTCATGCCACCTAATAAGAAGTGGGTCAGTGCCAATGGCTTTAGTACTGGTAAGGCTAATATTTCTACCCTTATGACTACAGCTAGGGCTAACAACATGGACAGTGCACTAGACTTTCTTAAGGATTACAAACGCTTGACAGCTATAACCAGCTACCTGTCATCCTTCGTTGATGGCATATCTGTATTCACAAAGAAGGATGGATACCTTCACGTAGGCCTGACGCAGCACATCACTAGCACAGGTAGGTTCTCAGGACGCAACCCTAACATGCAGAACATGCCACGAGGCGGTACGTTTCCCGTAAAGAAAGTATTCGTGTCACGTTGGGAAGGCGGCAGCATCATGGAAGCTGACTTTGCTCAGCTAGAATTTCGTGTCGCAGCATTCCTATCACAGGATAGCTTAGCTATTGCAGAGATTGCATCAGGGTTTGACGTACACAGCTACACAGCTAAGGTTATCAGTGATGCAGGACAGGCAACTACCCGACAGGAAGCTAAGGAGCACACCTTCGCACCTCTGTTTGGGGCGACAGGCTATGGCCGTACACCGTCAGAGGCATCCTACTACCACCACTTCATTGAGAAGTATGAGGGCATTGCTGCTTGGCATAAGAAGCTAGGCAATGAGGCAGTGCGATATCAAAAGATTACTAACGTAGGCGGTAGGCAGTATGCCTTCCCCGGTACAGAGAGGAGGCCTAATGGTTCACCAACGAACTTTACTATGATTAAAAACTACCCAGTGCAGGGGTTTGCTACGGGGGATGTAGTACCTGTAGTGTTAGTGGAGCTAGAGAATAGGCTCATGCCTATGAGATCTACTCTGGTCAACAGTGTGCATGACTCAATGGTCATAGACATACACCCCTACGAGAAAGATCAGGTGATAGAGATCATTAACTCTATGAATATGGACCTGAACCAAATCATCTACGACTACTACAAAGTCAAGATGAATGTACCTCTACTATTAGAGGCAAAGATTGGCCCTAATTGGCTTGACACACATGACGTATGAGGTTATAACTTAGCTTCGTTTAACAAATATGATTGATAAAGGATCACAATATGACAACAGATGTAGCACTTAAAGTAGACGGTATGTCACTGGCTGAGGCCATGGGTATCAGTACTGGTGGCGGTGGTAGTACAGCACAGTCCTCCTTGGCACGTGTAAATCAAGTACACTCAGCCCTCACAGTAACAGATGCTGATGGGGATGATGTCATCAAGGTTCCAGTGGGAGCCTATAAGGTAACACTACCTGATGGCGAGGTTGTTTACAGTAAGACAATCTCTACACGTATCTTCTCCCAGCGTCACCAGTGGCAGAAGTGGGATGCAGATGCTAAGGCTATGCACAAGACATTGCTTGCAGCTAACCTTAACATGGACCTAAAGGATACGACAGGTAAGTTTAACCTTGGGCGTCCATCAGGATACATCAAAGACTTTCAGTCACTACCTGAAGAGATGAAGACAATCATCCGTAGTGTTAAGCGGGTGCGTGTACTGCTTGGCGTGCTTACGTTAGACAAACCTACTGATGACATGGGTACTGCTATCAAAGGTCTTGAGGCAGAGATGCCATTCGTAATGGACGTGAAGAACAACGAGTCCATGAAGGCTATGGATGCATCTATCAGTCAGATCATTAACAAGAAGCTGACACCTGTAGAGCACACCCTCAAGTTAGGCAGTGCTAAGCGTGACCTACCATCTGGTGGTAAGTATGCCATCATTGTACCTGCACTAGGTGAGCAGGTTCCCTATGGCGCAACTGATAGTAAGATCCTTCAAGACTTTATTGATTGGATTGCTGGCACTAACAGCTGGATAGAAGGCAAGCACAAGGATGCTGCTTCAGGTTCTATCTCAGATGAAGACGCTAAGATCGTAGGCTCTATCGTAGAAGTACGAGAGTTTGAGGGATGATACACCCAGCTGAGCTATCAGTACACGCATTCTTGCGGTCAGCTATTAATGGCAAAGCAAGTATGAGTGAAGAGATAATACAAGGAGTAGCCACTGATGTGGCTGCTGCTCTCAACAAGCAGTTCAATGGTGGGCCACGTGATGAGTTTCGTTTGCGTATGTCCAACATTGGGCGGCCTAGATGCCAGCTGTGGTTTGCGAAGAACAACCCAGACACTGACGTTCAGAAGCCTACATCATTCATGTTGAACATGTTGATGGGTGATTGGACTGAGGCTATGTTCAAGGGTGTACTACGTGCAGCTGGTGTAGAGTTTGGTGATAATGATAAGGTCACCCTAAAGGTAGGTGATGCTGACATCAATGGTGAGTATGACATGGTGTTGGATGGTAAGGTAGACGATGTTAAATCAACTACACCCTACGGTTACGACAACAAGTTTGCCAGCTATGATTCACTAGCCTACGCAGATGACTTTGGCTATGTGTCCCAGCTTATAGGCTATGCTGTGGCAGCAGACAAGGGTGTCGGTGGATGGTGGGTGGTCAACAAAGTTAATGGTCAGTTCAAATATGTATCAGCTGAGACAGCTAATGTAGAGGAGGTAATGGAGACTATCAAAGGTACAGTAGACTACATCAATAATGATGAACCCTTTGAGAGATGCTTTACGGCTGAGCCAGAAACGTTTAGGAAGAAAGCAAGCGGCAACATGAAGCTATGCAAGACATGCTCGTGGTGTGACCATAAGAAGAAGTGCTGGCCTGAGTTACAAGAGCTACCATCTAAGGTGTACTCAGGATCAAAACTACCCCCGTTAATAGAATATACTTACGTAGAAGGATAAACGTACATGACTAAAGTTACACTAGATGATATTGATTATGACACAGATGACTTTACAACTGATCAATCAGCAGTAATGAAAGAGATCCAGCTTAATGGTAGCTCTAAGGGTAGCCTTGAGTACCAGCTGTACTGTGTGAATGCTCAGGGTGACAGGCTGGTTAATACTTTGAAGGCATCACTAACAAGCAACAATGAACCAGCTGATGCAACAATCTAAAAGGTATCACGCTAAAGGTAAGTATAGGAGTGGTCTAGAAAAAAGCACTGCTCTTATACTATCCGGGTGTCAAAAGGCTGTACGTTATGAGCAGCTGAAGATAGAGTGGGAAGACTTACGCTATCGCACCTACACGCCTGACTTCCAGCTAGACAATGGTATACTAATTGAGACAAAAGGTATCTTTGATTCTGAAGACAGAAACAAGCATTTAGAAGTCCGTAAGCAGCACCCTGAGTTAGACATTAGGTTTGTATTCAGCAACGCCTACGCTAAGCTATACAAGGGAGCTAAGTCTAAGTACTCAGGGTGGTGTGATAAGCATGACTTCCTCTGGGCAAACAGAGTTATACCTGAGGCATGGCTTGAGGAAAAAGGAGATATCATTAAGGCAGATCGTATACCATTAAAGAAAGAGAGAAGGAAGTAACATGCCATATGAATTAGCAGACGATGAAGTTGCTTTTATTATACGCCCAATAAACAGTGAGGACATGGATGAATGGGATGGTAGTGTAGGTACAGGCATAGCAGTAGGTGATAACTTCTGTTACTCTGATGATGTTCTTAGTGACTTAGTTTACGTAGCTACTCTATGTAGTGCCTTCTTAGATTTGATGGAGAAGGATGAGGAGATATTTAATAGGGTAAATGACCACCGTTACGAGATGATGATGAAGCAAATTAATAACCGTAATAAGGAAGATAAGCCTTTACAAAATACCAAGGGTGAGGTAGTAAACTTCAACGAGTATACAAAAACAAAGGGTAACGCATGACTAAGTTTGATCCAGTAGATCGTCCAGCCCACTACAACATGGGAGGTCTAGAATGTATTGACTATATCAAACAGGTAGTAGGCTTGGATGGGTTCATTGCTTACTGCCATGGCAACATGATCAAGTATCAGCACCGCTACCGTTACAAGCAGAAGCCAGCAGAAGATATGTTGAAAGCTGCATGGTACTTAAATAAAATGAATGAAGCACTAGCGGAGAAACACAAATGAAGGGCAAGACTTTTAGCGTCACGTTCTTACTTCACATTGATGAAGCTAATAATATATTAGGATCGTATGAAGACGCACATACGGATGACGTTAGTGATCTTGTAACTGACACGTTCTATGATATAGATGACGTTGCTGTACAGAACATCTTAGTAAAGGAAAGAGACTTATGATTACACAAGAAGACATTGATTCTATACGGTACAAGACAGACATAGAAGAATACAATGACAAGTTTAATGAGGATGGTATACCTAAGAATGACCTAGCTGCTTACAGTCAGTGGGTTGAGGGCAAGATAATAACTAAGGGCATGACAAGGCAGGTAGAGAATATCTTAGGTCTTGTAGGAGAGGCTGGTGAAGTAGCTGAGAAATTAAAGAAGAGCTTACGAGATGGGGCTGTACTAGACAAAGAAGGTATGATAAAAGAACTAGGTGACGTACTGTTTTATGTTGCAGCATGTGCAAACTTCTACGGTAGTACACTAGAGAAGGTAGCTAATTTAAACATGAAGAAACTAAACAGTCGCAAAAAGCGTGGCGTATTACAAGGATCAGGGGACAACAGATGAACAACTATCTACCTACAGATTACCAATCATTTATACACAAGTCCCGCTATGCACGATGGCTGGACAAGGAAGGAAGGCGTGAGACTTGGGGCGAGACAGTATCACGCTACATGGAAAACATTGTATACCCTGTGGCTGGCACAGACACGTACATCAAGGAGATTGAAGAAGCTATACTATCACTAGAGGTAATGCCTTCTATGCGTAGCCTCATGACAGCTGGTCCTGCAGCTATGAGAGATAACATTAGCATGTACAACTGCTCATACATTGCAGTAGATAACATCGTAGCATTTGATGAAGCTATGCACGTTCTCATGTGCGGTACTGGGGTAGGCTTCAGTGTTGAGCGTCAGTACGTTCAGAAGCTACCTGAAGTACCTGAGTTGTTTAACAGTGAGACTAACATAGTTGTTAAGGACAGCAAAGAAGGTTGGTCAAAGGCTCTACGTCAAGTGATTGCGCTACTGTACAGTGGTGAGATACCTACGTGGGATGTGAGTAGAGTACGCCCAGCTGGTGCAAGGCTCAAGACATTCGGAGGTAGGGCATCAGGCCCAGCGCCACTGATTGACTTGTTTAACTTTACCATCAATACATTTAGGGGTGCTCAAGGTAGAAAGCTTAGCTCCATTGAGTGCCACGACATCATGTGTAAGATAGGTGAAGTAGTAGTGGTAGGTGGTGTACGCCGTAGTGCTATGATATCATTGAGTAATCTTAGTGATGACCGTATGCGTACAGCTAAGTCTGGTGCATGGTGGGACAACAACCCGCATCGTGCCTTGGCTAACAACTCAGTAGCATACTCTGAGAAGCCTGACAGTCTATCATTCATGCGTGAGTGGATGGCATTGGTTGAGTCAGGCTCAGGTGAGCGTGGTATCTTCAACCGTGAGGCAGCTAAGAAGCAAGCAGCTAAGAATGGTAGGCGTGATGCAGACCATGACTTTGGTACAAATCCTTGCAGCGAGATCATATTACGCAGTGGTCAGGTGTGCAATTTAACGGAGTGTGTAGTACGTGCGACAGATAATCTTGCAGACCTTGAAAGAAAAGTTCGTATCGCTACGATCTTGGGTACTATTCAGTCTACCTTCACGAAGTTCCCTTACTTGCGAAAACTGTGGCAGCGAAATACCGAAGAGGAACGCCTGTTGGGTGTGTCACTCACGGGGATAATGGACAACCCACTACTTACAACAGCTAACTCAGGCCTGGATCAAACACTTGAGCACCTACGTTCTATTGCTGTCTCGACTAATGCTGAGTGGGCTAAGCGTCTTGGCATCCCTGCCTCTACTGCAATCTCGTGTGTTAAGCCGTCAGGAACGGTATCACAATTGGTGAATAGCGCATCGGGCATACACTCTCGCCACTCGCCCTACTACATCCGTACTGTACGTGGTGATAACAAAGACCCACTTACACAGTTTATGATGGATCAAGGCATACCCCATGAACCAGACGTAATGAAGCCAGACCAGACTACTGTGTTTAGTTTTCCTCAGAAGGCTCCAGACGGTGCGGTATGTACCAAAGATACTACTGCCATAGATCAGCTAAAGATGTGGCTAATGTATCAACGGCATTGGTGCGAACATAAACCTAGCGTAACTATAAATGTACGTCCAGACGAATGGCTTTCTGTAGGAGCTTTTGTGTACGAGCACTTTGATGAGATGTCAGGCGTTTCGTTCCTTCCATTCCATGAGCATACATACCAGCAAGCACCTTACCAAGACTGTAGTAAGACTGACTACGATACCTTGCTGTCTTGTATGCCAAGTTCAATTGATTGGGAGAAACTGTCTGAGTATGAGCAAGAAGATAATACAGCAGGTAGTCAAACATTAGCGTGTTCTGGCGACAGCTGTGAAATTGTAGACCTAACTTAAGGAGAGTATCCTATGGCTTATGTTAAAAGAAATGCTCAGTCCTACCTTGAGGGTACGTCAGCAGAGCAAGAGTTCGCAGCACTAAGAGGTGACAACTTTGTACGTAAGTCCACCAAGGACGAAGACATAAACGAACACTGGGACTTACTAGACAAAGAGTTTGGACGGGTAGACGTTAAGGCAGCTAAACGTTTCTCTCGTTCAAGCGAGGTAACCTACACTATCTGGTGGGACCTAAAGACTGTGAAGAGGCCACCCGACTGGCAACCAGCTAAGGGGTGGGGTGTTCCTAATGGTATCAATAGATTTATTGCAGTCAGAGGTGAGAAAGCTTTCTACTTGATAGATCCTGACAACATCTACTTAGATCTACAGAAGAGGTGTACTGAGTACTACAAGGGTGACTTTGGTTTGTATGGTAGGCAAGATCGTGGAGACCTTATGACTATACTACCACTCGACTACGTAAAGGAAAACTCTAAACACGTTGTCCCTGTCTATTGACACAGCTACACTAAGGTAGTACAATTGCTTTTAATATGGAGGAATATCTTTAATGAAAAAGAAGTACGGTATCTGTAGTGTTTGTGATAGTTACTTACAGGAAGACTCTGTATGTCCTGAATGCGACATTGATATAACTCCTGTCTTTGACCCAGTAGAAAAACCTTATCACTACAACCACACCGATGGTATAGAATGTATTGATTATATAAGGCAGGTCTTAGGTGTTGATGGTTTTATAGCCTACTGTCGTGGTAACGTAATGAAGTATAATCATCGTGCCTTCTACAAGGGTAACCCAACAGAGGACATGAACAAAGCTGCATGGTATCTTAACCAAGCTAACTTAGCTCTTAAAGAAAAACATAAGTAGCATGACAGAACTAGACAAAAAGAAAACCCTTGAGCAGGAAGCGCAAGAGTTTATTAAGACTAACATAGAAGGTGTTCCTCTACCCTTTGTACAGTTAGAGGATTACTATGCTGGTTGTGCACTGTCTGGTTTACTAGCATCTGGTAAGTACTCAAGCTCAGACGACATAGTAGACGAAGCTTACAGGTACAGTAGTCGAATGATTAGTAACAAGAAATAATAAAAGACTTAACCCCCAGCTAAACACTGGGGGTTTTCTTTATTTAATTAACGAGAGTAAAACTATCTTGTTCAATACTTGCTTTAATTTCAGAAGCTCTGTTCATGATAGCCATACGCCTATTCAACTCTTCTACTATGGTCTCAGAGTCAGCTAGTAATTCCTCCGATGTATTAAAATTAAAACTTTCTACCTCTTCAGAGATACTTTGTGCAGCCATATCAAATAACTCTTCACCTAACTCTTTCCTTTTAAGTACGTAGTTGTTGCGTATAAAGCCTCTGGCTTGTATTTTTTTATCTGCTTTTACTGTTTCGAAAGCTTTAGTTATTCTTTCTTTTTCTTCCGTAATCCAGCTACCCATAAAGGTCTCTAAGGCTTTCTTCTTAATACCGTTAGCCCTGTCACCTATAATATCACTTGATGCTACTTCATCGTAGGTTAAACCATCTG